AGTTCACAATGTTAGTTCCATCTGTCGCAGAAATCACAAACGTACGGTCGATGGTTCCGTTGTACGCATCTGCACGAAGCAAAAGAAGGTTTGTGTCAGCAGGATTCCATGCAGCCACGACCGTCATGCTGGTGGGCGCAGACTGTACTGGGATCTTGTCGGATTGACGCGAACCAGCGACCGAGAAGTTAGCAACCGCATCGTCTTGACCGAATGCAGGAATCGCTTCAACCGGAACAAGATTGCCAGAGACAGCAATCGCAGAAGTCGAAGCGTAAACGCTAAGGTTGGCCGTTGTTAAAACGGTTGGAGTAGCCCCCGGCTGGCAGTATAAGGAGGCTGAAAAGCCGGGTAAAACTTTATTAGGAAGAGCCATTTTTCACCTCACGCAGGAATGTCTAAAGTGCAATCAAGAACGATTTGATTTAATTTGCTGTCATTGTCGTATGTGTGAAAGAGCCAATCTACATCGACCTTTGACACAAAAAAAAGACCGCCGAAAGTACCTTGATAACCGTGTAAGGCATCCACAATTTGCTGCGCCTTACTAAAACAATTCGCCATCAACTGTGCAAACACCGTAGCCTGAAACACCGGTCGATCTATACCCTTCACCGACTGTGGCCCCGTATACACCGGCTGATGAACGTCTCTGAGCTGCCACGTTACAAAAGTCGGTTCGCTTGCAAAGTTACGGTTAAACACTGCATAAACGGGTGTCGGTGTACAAACCGTGACTAATTGCGCTTGTATCGCTTGAGCATAAACAACAGCGCTATTTTGCCCCATATCAGACCGCCACGCTAGGTTCGTTTCTGTAACAAGTCAGCGTCACCCATTGCCTGTCATCGTGCTCGTAAACCTCTGCGATTCGCCAACTGTTACCTCGGAATGTAATGGAGTAATCCTCTTGATTATCCGAGATCGTTCTCATGTTAGGCGTGTAATTCACAATGAAATCCATCATGTTGTCGTATTGCCTGAACTTTTCTAACGTGCGAATCCGATTGTGAACCGACTTAGTTTTTGCCCGCGTCTTAAACCACAGCGTCTCGACTGTCGTTTGCTCACCCAAATTCGTGATGGTGAACGACAGATTATTGATGCTTATCTCGTCGACGCGTAAGACCATTACATCACCAGCGACATAGTTTTAATCCACTCGTACTTTCCCGATCGTTGCTTTGAGGCAAGCAAGTAACTTATTGAACCCATAGGGATTCCTAAATTTTCGCTTGCGCTTTTCCAGCTAGGATAAATCACTTGATTGATTTCTATCTTTTGGGAGTTTTTCTCAGAAATTTTTTGTTTTGATGTTTCCGACAAAACTTTGCCTAAATTAATTTCTCGGCATTTGTCTTTGGCTGCTTGCGTATGTTTTTTGCCTAAAAAACCGCTAACCCTTCCAATCAATGCTTTTTTTCTATTAGCCAAATGATTGTCAGATTGTTTAACACCTTGCAAATGCAATCCTCCAGAATTTCCACCGATGGCAATATTCCATCCAATTTTAGGCGCAGATCTTAATTTTTGCTCAACATCCATGCAATATTTTGTTTCACCAATAAGAATCACGTCTTTTTTAAGATTTTCCCACCCATACTTTCTTATGGCTCGGTAAAAAATATTTTTGTGGTTATTTTTGGCGCAGCTTTTATGAGCAAACATTCTCTGCTCAAAATTTTCCGCTATACCGACATATCCTTGAGTGAACAAGTCGGTTTGATTTGGCAGATGAATCCAATAAACAACCATCACATCACCAGCGGGCGGTACGGTCTAAGCAATTGGTCAATTGCCCACGGAATCTGCTTTAGATTCTCAGCGGATGTAGCCGAGCGATTGTTGTACAAGTGAGTGAGAAGCATGAGACCGGCCTGCTTGACTACAGGATACTGACCGATTACCGAGCCTTGTAAGGTGTACTGACAAAGCATCGGAGCAGTCATGTAAGTATTGATATTGTTGGGAACCTCGAAGAGAACCACTTTGTTCCCTGTGGGGTCGTAGTAATAGTTTGAGCTTGTGATTGTCGTCAAGACCGGAGGATTCAGGTCGTTGTAATACTTCACCCAGTTGATCGTTACACCATTCTGCGAGACCTCGGGAAGATCAAGGCTTACAGGTGCGGCCATAAGCCCCGAAATCATATAGGAGGCTTGATAGGTGACGTTAAAGATTGGAACGCCCAGATAGTCCTCAATCGCCATCCTTGTAGCGAGTTCTAACTGAGCAAGATAATCGTCCTGCGACTCATCCTGAAACAAATTCAACTGGTTGGTGATTTCCTCAAACGTAAGCCACTGAGTCACCGGATCACGGGTGCTCTGAATGACCTTCGAGTAGTTGAACGGGTTGCGAGAACCCGCTCCGAAGTTACCTTGCAGTTGGGATGGCATCTTTAAGTTCCGATCAAACGTACACCGGCAGTTACATCACGAACGGTCGAGACCATCCGCTTCTCAGCATATATCGTAATCGTTCCCGGCTGAGTCTGCTCCATTCTCTGAAGCGTCATCTCCGAGTGATCGACGATCCACATAAACCGAGGCCAGTTTGCAAGATAGATTGGAGAAGCGCCAGCAGCGGGAGCGTCTAAGTAAGGATTCGCAATCACAGGCCACCCCATGATGTTTACCGCAGGGCCTTCGTCCTTTTCGCCGACTTCAACAAGTGCGTAAGAATTACCAGAGTGTGCATACTCTCGGAGAATCTGAATCGCTGTTGGGTGCATCATCCACGCAGTTCCCGGCATTCTCCAAAACTGACCGGGAAGGGCATTAGCAACGTCTACAAGCGTTTCCCACTCAAGATTTGTGTGCGTAAAGCCAACGGTGTTAAGTGTGTGAATGCCCGCCGTTATGGCCGTTCCTGACGTTCCGTAAGCGGCAGATGATCCAGCAGTGCCAGCGTACATTTTCAAGCCTCTAAGGCCGTTTGTCGCGCCCGTAGAGGTCGTTGTTGAGCCTGCCTGATCGTTGTTGATTGCCATCGACGCAGCTTCGATCTGGCTAAACTCCATCGCGAGATCTTCAACAAGCGCCGCATCTAATCCGTTAATGTCATCCATCGCCGCGGCACGAATTGGCATCTGAGCGGAAATAACACGCATCGGAAGCTGCCAAATGGATGTAGCGATGTTGGGCGAGCCTGAATTGGCGTTAACCGTGTAGCCCCACGGGTTGGTGGAGTTAGCAGCGTTACCTGTTTTGACAACAAACTGAATATCCGAGTCTGCCGTCATTGTCTGATTTGCATAAACCCGAAATGGGTTCCAGTAACGAAGGGATGCAAAGACATTTTCGTTATAAACGCGACCACCAACCCCGCTGCCTGAGCCGGTTAGGGCTGAGGCTTCCGCGAGGTTGACAGTGCTTTTGCCCTCGTGGAGAGCCTTTTTCAAGCCTTCCAAAATAACCTGTTTCATAATCTCTCCAAAAGGGAGAGGGCTTTCGCCCTCTTTTATCAAGCAGCCGTACCAGTCGAACGATAACGAACGCCAGCGTTAGGATCGCGCACCGAAGTGGCTGCACGAGTCTCGCCGTAGAACGTGATCGAACCGGGTAAGGTTTGGTCGTAGCGACGGAGAACCATCGAGAGACGCATAACGATGGTGTGGAACTGCTGCCAATCCGCGAAATACATCGGATAGTAGGACGTAGTTCCTGCTGCGCCGGTGGTGGGCTGGCTGGGGTTATCAAGGTACTTGTTAACTGCAACCTTGAAGCCGAGCAACTCGCCAACGATGCCATCAGTACGCGAAAGACCGTCGATATAGATCGGACGCTTCTGATCGTCCACGAGACCACGGATGCCCTGAAGCAGGATCGGGTTGATCATGAACGCTGCACTGGGAGTCCAATACTGCTGTGGCAAGCTGTAGATGAAGTTAACAACATCTTTATAAACGATATTGTTAGCCGCGACCGTGTTGGCGTTCGTGGTCAACTGATCGTAGGTAGCAAGCGAGTGCAGACCGTTGGTGGTTGCAGTTCCCGAAGTACCGAAAGCAGCCGTCGAGCAAGATCCACCCGTGTAGGTGCTGTTAGCACCGCCGTACTGATCCAAACCACGAAGACCATCAGCGCCGCCCGTCGTTACCGAGGTTCCGGTTCCCGACTGATCGTTATTCTGGATCATCGAGGTTGCCATTGCCTGCTGGAACTCCATCAACATATCGTCAACAACGTTAGCCTCAAGACCGTCGATGTCATCAAGCGCTGCGGTACGGATGGGGAACTGAGCATTCAAGTCCTTAAGGATCACCTGCCAAATGCTCGTGGCTTCAGTTGTAGGTGTGCCGTTGTTCTGAACGGTGTAGCCCCACTGAGCGCCTGCATTACCGGTCTTGACGCGGAACTGATAAGCCGAACCGTCAGTTGCAACGATACGCGACAGATCCATCAAGGGATTTCCGAGACGCTTTGCAGCGAAAACGGGATCGTAAGCTGTACGGCCACCAACGTCGTAGCCGGAGCCCGTAAGAGCCGAGGCTTCCTTGATGTACGCTTCGCACTGATCGACCGATTCAAAGATCTTGACTTCGCGCTCGATGTTGTTACCGGCCTTCATGTACTCCTTAAGAACGTCCTTGAAGCGACGATTTGCCTCGCCACGAACGGTCTTGTGGATAGGACGGATGATCGAAGGAGCGGCAACTTTTGCCTCTAAAGCGGCAATCTTTGCTTCGGTTTCGGTTTTGAGCGACTCGACAGCCTCGGCAACTTTCGCCTCGACGGCCTGAGCGGTTTCTGCAAGTTTTGCAGCGCTAGATGCTTCGATTGCATCCAGTTTTTCAATTACTTTTTCCAACATTTTAAAATCTCCTAACGGGTTGAAATAGCTTTCAGCAACTCGCGGTATTCGAGCGCTTTCAGCAGTTCCGCCGCATCAGACTCACTCTGAGTGGCAGTTTGTTGATCGCCCACAGCATCACGCTGTTCCAAAATGGCTTTCAACACACCGGACGCGGCGGTCGCATCCCGGCGAGATAGCCCTGCATCACGCAAAGCCTTCTCAATCGTTCTCGGATTGGGTTTCGTTCCCATCCAATACTCAAGTCTACTGATCTCAGCCTTCGGATTATTAGGCTGCATCACAATGGAAACCTCGGCTAGACCGCCTTTGACGATCTGAAAGAACATGTCTGGATCGTCTGTAGGCTCACCGTTCTCATCCACCATTTGATACTCATCGGCATAAGCACCGACAGACACGCCGCCGACCATCCGCGGGCTTTCCTTCATGATCGTGTACAGATCAGAACCGGAAGTGGTGTTCAGGAAGATCTTTCCTGTGCCGGTCATGCCTTCGTCCGTAATATCGAATTTCGACCACTCACCAACAGGCATCATGTCGCTTGAGTGTTGAAAATACATAGGAAGCGGCCTTCCTGCTTCCATCCACATCTCGTGCCACGCCTCGAAAGCCTCGGGTGTGTAAAAGAACCGTCGACCGTCTGCGCCTTCTCTCGCGCCCCACGTCGTAAGTGTGGCTTCGATTTCACCCGTG